CCAGTGCCGGTGTGTGGAACTCAACCGTACCCACAAGCACAGTGTTTTCTGTTGGAACTGGCAACTCCACAAATAAAAGCACCAACGAGATCGTCGCCTACTGCTTCGCCGACGTCGAGGGCTTTTCCAAGTTTGGTTCGTACACGGGCAATGGGAGTACTGACGGGGCGTTTGTTTATCTAGGTTTCCGTCCCCGTCTAATCCTTATAAAGCGTACAAACTCTACTGGCAACTGGCAGATGTGGGAACTAAATCCTGTTGGAACTTATAATGTTGTGAATAACTTGTTGTATGCTAATCTTGCTAATGCTGAAACATCAGCATCCGCTACAGGCGACGCTTTATCTAACGGGTTTAAGTTGCGTCAAGCCGACAATGACAATAACGCTTCAGGTAGCACATACATCTACATGGCATTTGCCGAAAACCCATTTAAAAATTCCCTCGCGAGGTAACAACAATGTTCATGCTTAACAACAACCCTTTGCCTGTTGGTCGTGCTTTCACGGCTAATGGCATCCAATACCCAGCCAACTGGCTACGCCTTGCGTCTGCCGCAGAGAAAGCCGCCATTGGCATCACCGAGGTGGCAGATCCTGTTCGCGCTGATGACCGCTTCTATTGGAACGGCGATGTAAACAATCCCAAAGAGTTGGCAGACCGCGAGGAAGTGGACGCCGAGGGCAACCCGATGTGGGTGCAGGTCTATGACGCTGCGACCGAAAGCATGGTGGACTCTGATGAGCGGCTGGTTGCCAAAGGGCTGAAGTCGCAATGGATTGCACAGGTCAAAGACACGGCTGGCAAGATGCTGGCTGCGACCGATTGGATGGTGATTCGTAAGGCTGAACGTGACGTTGCTATTCCCGCTGATGTGGTGGCTAAACGTGCTGCTATCTTGACAGAGGCTGAGAGACTTGAAACCGCCATTGTTGCTTGCGATAATGTCGAGGCGCTAATCGCGGTAGTACAAAATCAAAACTGGGGTGAAGTATGAACACTCTATTGAACAAATCAACATTTGGGAGTAAAGTACTCCCTGTAGCCTAAAAGAGGTACCTAAATGGCATCAACATACTCGACAAGCCTTAAGATTGAGCTAATCAATCCGGGCGAACAAGCAGGTGCTTGGGGCACCACGACGAACACTAACCTTGGCACAGCGTTAGAAGAGGCTATTGTTGGGTATGGTAACCCAAACTTTCCGTCAGACGGGCCGGATTTAATTTTATCGTTAACCGACTCGCCTTCTACCCAAGTTGCACGTAATTTTGTACTTAACGTAACGTCAGGGGTTACTTTAAGTGATACTCGTAACTTGGTAGTACCCACTATTGAGAAGCCTTATGTGGTGCAGAACAATACCACTGGCGGTCAAAGTATCGTAGTTAAAACATCTGGCGGTACCGGCATAACTGTGCCGAATGGTAAGTCTATGGTGCTTTATACCGACGGCACCAATGTAGTAGAAACCACAACGCACTTACCCGTAGCTTCTGGCGGTACCGGCGCTTATACGTTTACTTCTGGCGGTCTGATCCGGGGTAATGATGCTTCGGCACTAAGCGTTGCTTCTGAGGCAGATATTGTGGCGGCTATCGGAACCACGGCTGTTACAAACGCCACAAACTCAACTACCGTTACTACAACTAATTTTGTAATTGAAGAAGATTCATCAAAGATAGTAATTAAGACAAGTGGTGGTACGGCGCTTTTTTCTATAGACGCTTCTGGCGACGTAATTGTTCTTGGCAACATTAGCGCGGCTGGTTCGCCTTAATTTGGAGAGTTATTAAATGGCTACATCAATTACAAACACAGGCATCACGTTTCCTGATGCTACAACACAAACAACGGCTGCTACTGGGGGCGGCGGTTACGCTTTAAACGCCTATACAAGCCCCGGTACATGGACTAAGCCCGCAGGTCTGAAGGCGGTGAAAGTCACTGTTGTTGGTGCTGGTGGTGCGGGCGGAACGGCCCCTGCTTCTGGCACCGGTGCTGGCGGTGGTAGTGGAGGCGCAGCCATTGAGTATCTAGATGCCCCGGCTATTCCCGGCCCTGTTTCTGTTACTGCTGGCCCCGGCACCAATTCGTTTGGTGCGTTTTGTTCTGCTACCGCAGGTAGTACTGGGGGTGTTGTCCCCAGCCCCGGTGGTGGAACCGGTGGAGCCGGAGGCTCAGGGTCTGGTGGTACTTTTAATATGGTTGGCGGTAATGGTACCAATGTTATTGGTGGCAATGCTGGTGGAACCGGCGGCAACTCCATATTTGGTGGTGGCGGAAGAAGCACATACGCTGTATTCCCCGGCACGTACCCGGGAGGAGCTGGTGGCGCTTATGGCGGTGGCGGTGGCGGCGGGACTTCTTTGAGCGGTGGCACAGCGCCCGGAGGTGCCGGTGCAGCAGGCATCGTTATTGTTGAGGAGTTTTACTAATGAAAGCACTTATTTCTCCTAACGAATCTTTTACACATCGTTGGGTTTCGTCTTGGCAACAAAATGCTGTAACCAACGATTGGGAACCGGTATGGTCAGAAATAGCAGATTGCCAACGAGTTGCCCAAGTTGAGCAGAATACTTTTGAAGTACATAACAGTTTAATCTGGGTGGATTGTCCGGATGATTGCGTCGCGGACGATTGGTACTATAAAGACGGTAGCTGTTATGTAAAACCTGAAGATGTGTCTCAACCTGAGTAATCAAAACAAGAGTAAAACTCGTGTGCGAACAAATGAACATCTTGAGGGCGCAAGGCTACGTGCATTTGCCGGAGTTCTTGGACAAAGAAAACTGCGCCCAGTTAACAGATGAGCTAAAAAAGCTCGTCGCCGAAGGCGCGACCACACAAGATCCTCAGTGTCCTAAGTCTAAATCCGTTCCCGGTGCACCTGTGTTTGACTCCTTGTTGGAGCAGTTGCTGCCACACTTTGAAACTGCTTCTGGTAAACGGCTTTACCCTACCTATGCCTACGCACGTCTTTATGCCCCCGATGACGAGTTAAAAATCCACACAGATCGCCCTTCTTGCGAAATCAGCGCCACGATTACGCTTGGCTTTGATGGCGACGTGTGGCCTATCTATATAGGGGATGAGGGTGGTGTAAACGCATCTAGAGTGGATATGGGTGTGGGCGATGCGGTGCTATACCACGGCATGGATAAGCATCACTGGCGCGAGCCTTACAAAGAAGGTAAATGGCAAGCACAGGTGTTTTTGCACTACGTCGATGCCGATGGCCCCCACGCTGAGTGGAAATACGACAAGCGCCCTAAGCTGTCTCACCACACTAAACCGGATTACACATATCTGACATATTCCGACGCAATGACCCCCGAAGCCTGCCGCAAACTTATCGAGAGTCTTGAGGCACAAGCAAAAGGGGAGCAAGCGCCAATCGGTGCTGGGGTAGACGGCGTAATAGATAAAGATGTTCGTGATGTAAGGCGCGTTTCGTTGCCCTCTTATCGCGGGATTGGGGCCACAATGGCTGGCCTTGGTTTGTCTGCTAATAATCAAGCATGGAAGTTTGATGTCACGCACTCTAATCAGACTGAGTACCTAAAGTACGATAAAGAAGGTCACTATCACGCTCACGTCGATACATTTATAAACCCGGGTGATACCGAGTGCCGTAAGCTAACTGTGCTGGTGTTTTTGAATGACGATTTTGAGGGGGGCCGTTTGTTTATTAAAAACGGAGAAAATAAAATTTACCCTCCGCAAGGTGCTGGTACGGCGCTAGTATTTCCATCGTTTTTAGTGCATGGTGTTGAGCCTGTTACCAAGGGCATTCGGAGGTCTATCGTTACATGGCTAGTAGGCCCTTGGTTTAGATAATGCTCGACCCAATCACCGCCTTTACCGTCGCCACGACGGCGTTCAACACCATCAAAAAAGCGGTGGAAGTTGGGCGTGAGATTGAGGATGTCGCGGGCTATATCGGTAAGTTTTTTGGGGCTAAGGCCGACATAGCCAAGGCAGAAGAAAAAGCCAAAAACCCGCCCATATTTAAGAAGCTGCTAAGCGCCGGGTCGGTAGAAGAAGAGGCACTACAGCTTGTGGTGCAGCGGCAAAAGCTGGGCGAAATGGAGCGCGAGCTCCGCAGCATGATTATTCTGCGCTATGGGCAAGAGACGTACCTTGAGATGATGCGCCAGCGCGAGCGGATTGCAATGGAGCGCAAGCGGGTCGAGTTACTACAGAAGCACAAGCGACAGGAGTTTTTTCTCGCGGTGTTTTACACAGGACTTATCGCCGCGCTGCTGGCTGCTTTGGCTTGGCTGGTGATGCTGGGCTTTGAGATGATGGGTAAAGTATGATGGGGGTTTTATGTTGCAAGCGTTGATTGGCCCAGTAACGGGGCTGCTAGACAAGTTTATTGAGGACAAAGACCAAAAGGCAAAGCTGGCACATGAGATCGCCACAATGTCCGAAAAGCATGCCCAAGAGCTCGCAAAAGGTCAGATTGAGGTCAACAAGACCGAAGCCGCACATAAGTCCACTTTTGTCTCGGGGTGGCGTCCATTCATCGGCTGGACGTGCGGGGTTGCGTTGGCGTGGCATTTTGTAGTACAACCCCTTTTAACCTTTACAACTGCGTACTTCGGAGTTACACTTCCACCACTGCCTGCGTTCGACATGGACAGCCTCATGACGGTGTTGTTAGGCATGCTTGGTTTGGGGGGTCTCCGTACCTATGAGAAGAAACAGGGGTTGACCAAATGAGCTTTGAGCTATCGCAACGCAGCTTAGACCGACTTGAAGGGGTAGAAGATAGCCTCGTCGTGGTCGTTAAACGCGCTATCGAGCTGACTAAAGTAGATTTCGGCGTATCCGAGGGCGTGCGCTCTGTCGCTAGACAAGCAGAGCTTGTTGCCAAAGGCGCTAGCAAAACCATGAAATCCAAGCACATTGACGGCTTGGCTGTGGACTTGGTAGCCTATATCGACGGGCGCGTTTCTTGGGAACTAAACCTTTATGACGACATCGCAGACGCAATGGCTGCTGCGGCTAAAGAATACCAAGTAACTATCCGCTGGGGCGGCGCTTGGCACATCGACGACATTGGCACGTGGCAGGGCAAGATGGAAGACGCCATGACCACATACATCGACCTGCGTAGGTCGCAAGGCAAACGCCCGTTTATTGACGGGCCACACTTCGAGCTTATGTAATGAACACCATCATTGCAGTGCTTATCTTCGTGGCTGGCCCGGGGAATTCATTGCAGGTGGCGCATAAGTTGGAAGTGCCTGATGAAAAGAAATGTATGGAATTGGTAAGAGAAATTAACCTTGACAGATCGACGCCGTTTGTAGCTGCGTGCTACTCTGATGTGCGCGTTCGGGGGTCTTAAATGCCATTACAAGCACTTAAATTTCAACCCGGTGTAAGACGTAACGCCACCACATTGTCTAACGAAGGCTCATGGTTTGAGTGCGACAAAGTGCGTTTTCGTGGCGGTTTGCCGGAGAAAATTGGTGGGTGGACTAAAGATAGTGGCCCGCTTGAGGCTGCGTATACTCCGCCGACCGGTAGGTTTTGGGGTGTCTGCCGTTCGTTGTGGAACTGGATTACGCTAGCTGGGTCTAATCTTTTGGGTTTAGGCACGCACCTAAAATTTTATATACAAGATTCCACTGATGGTTTTATATACGACATAACGCCAATTAGAACTACCCTATCTACAACGGTAACGGATAACTGCTTTACTGCTACAGATGGGTCGGCGGTCATCACGGTAAGCATTGTTGGTCATGGGGCTCAAGCAGGTGATTTTGTTACTTTTAGTGGTGCCGTTGGGCTTGGCGGTAACATTTCCGCTGGCATCCTTAATGCTGAGCACCAAGTAACTGAGTATATTGACTCTGATAATTTCACTATAACGGTTTCTGTAACTGCTGACGCTACAGATGCTTCTGGATCTCCGGGTGGTGGCACTGCAATCGACGCCGAATTTCAAATTAACACCGGCAACGAAAATTACACAGTAGCTACTGGGTGGGGTGCTGGATACTGGGGTGGTACTTTTACAGGTACTGCGGTTAACACCTTAAACGGCGCTTTAAACGATTCAGACACCACTATCACAGTAACTAGCACAACGGGGTTTGATTCAACCGGCACCATAATTATTGACTCCGAATTAATTACTTACATCGGTACTACTAGCACCACATTTACTGGGTGTACTCGCGGCGCACTCGGAACATCTGCGGCGTCTCATAGTTCTGGCGCTACGGTTACTCAAGTTACAAGCGCTTGGACTGGCTGGGGCGAATCTGGGGCTACAGGTGTAGGCGTAAATATGCGGTTGTGGAGCCAGAGTAACTACGGCGAGAACTTACTACTCAACGCTCGTGGTGGGCCGATATATTTATGGTTGTGCCAAACTGCTAACACGTACAACCGCGCTCAGGTTCTTTCTTCAACTAACACCAACACCGCCACAAGTAGTCAGGGCGTAACCGCAGCGTTTTGGCAAACTGATACCAGTTGCCCCAGCAAGTGCAACATAGTGCATGTTAGCGACTCGTCGCGTTTTGTGATTGCGTTTGGCTGTAATGATTACTTTGACACCACGCTTAACCCGTTGCTGGTACGTTGGTCAGACCAAGAAGATTACTCTACGTGGACACCTGCTATCACCAATCAAGCGGGTAGTTTTACGCTCTCGGCGGGTTCTGAAATCATTGCAATCAAGCCGCAGCGTCAAGAGATTTTGGTGTTTACCGACGCCGCTGTGTACTCGATGCAGTATCTTGGCGCTCCTTTTGTGTGGGGTTTCCAGCAGGTTGGCGCAAACACTTCTATCGTAGGCCCTAACGCCGTAGCCACCGCAGCTAATCTTACCTTCTGGATGGGTGAAGATAAGTTTTATTACTACGATGGTCGGGTCAATACGCTGCCGTGCCCATTGTGGCAATGGGTGTTTAACAACATAAACAAAGACCAGCACTATCAAATATTTGCCACCACGAACGAAGGCTTTGATGAGGTTTGGTGGTTTTACTGCTCCGAGGGTTCTAATACGGTTGATCGCTATATTGTGTTTAACTACACCGACAAGATTTGGTATTACGGCACTTTAGATCGCACCGCTTGGCTAGACACCCCACTGCGTAACAACCCGGTGGCTACTGGGTATGCTGGGTCTAATGGTGACTTGTACAACCACGAGGATGGCGTTGATGCTGATGGCGCAGCCATGACTTCTTACATCACATCTGCTGACTTTGATTTGGCGGACGGGTATCAGTTCCAATACGGCTGGCGCATGATTCCTGACGTTAAGTTTGATGGCTCTACCGCCGCTGCGCCGCAGGTTACGTTTAGCTTGACCCCACGTCAATATCCGGGCAGCAGCTACGGTACGACTGAAACTGGGGATGTGGTGAGCGCAAATAACTACACATCAACCCGTCAGTACACAGTGCAGAGATTTACTGACCAGTTACCGATCCGGGTGCGTGGGCGTCAGATGGCATTTAAGATTGAGTCAAACACGCTTGGAACCCAGTGGCAACTCGGTGTGCCACGCATTAACCTGAAACAAGATGGGCGTCGCTAATGGCTACAAACCCACGGGTAGACCCGGTAACCGACATCATTGTTCCGGAGCCGCCCCGGCTTGTTTCTGCGCCCGACACATGGGATCCGCAGTTTCAAGATCAGTACAGCAATGTTCTGCGTCTTTATTTCAACCGATTAACCAATCTGCTTCGGGAGCTTAACGTGGCTGGTGGCGAAACAGGCATTTACCCACTTGGCACCGCAAGTGATGCGTTTGGTCGGCTACGTACGTCTGCCCCCTATACGCTGTTTAATAGTGACAATCGCTTCCAAAAAGACCATCAGTTTGACGAGTCGCTTAGCGCTGGTGCTACCTCCACATATTCTTCGACCAATAGCTCAGTAACTCTAGCACTGGACGGCACGGCTTCTGAGAGTGCAGTACGTCAGACATATAGGGTTTTCCCTTATCAGCCCGGTAAGAGCTTGTTGGTGTTTGCCACGTTCTCTATGGGTGCTGCCCTTGCTGGGGTAGAAACTAAGGTTGGTTATTTTGACGGCACCAACGGGGTGTACTTCCGCCGTAGCGGTTCGACCCTGTATTTTGAGGTTCTTAAAAACGGTTCGGTTAACGAAACCGTTGCCCAAGCGTCGTGGAACGGCGACAAAATGGACGGCACAGGCGCAAGCGGTGTGACCCTAGACCCAACCAAGACGCAGATTCTGTACATGGACTTTGAGTGGCTGGGCGTTGGCACCGTACGCTGTGGTTTTGTACAGGATGGTAAGTTGTATGTTTGCCATTCTTTCCACCACGCTAATACTGCTACATCTGTATACATGACCACGGCTACGCTGCCAGTTCGTTACGAGATTGAAGATTCCGCAGGTGCGGGCGATCCGTCCAGCTTGCAGCAGATTTGCTCTACGGTTATGTCTGAGGGTGGTTATGACCAGAGAGTAGCCCCTGCTTGGGCGCGCCGTACCACTTTGATGGCGGCTACCACTTCGTTCCAGCCTATTGTGTCCATTCGCATCAAAAGCGGGTCTGAAGGCGCTGTGGTCATCCCGTCGCAGTTTACGGCACTACCAGTTGGCACGGTGCTGGACTATGAGGTGGCGCTAATTAAGAACCCGACCTTGACCGGGGCGTCGTTCACCAGCAATTCGTTAAACGTCGACTATGACGTGACTGCTACGGCCCTTACGGGTGGAACTATCGTAAGCACAACTTTCATAGCTGGAAGCAATCAGGGGTCGACCACCCTTGACCAAGGATCACAATACAACTTCGATTTGCAACTGGGCGTGGATTTATCAGGTACGAGTGATATTTACACCCTTGCAGCACGAACACTCAGCGGCTCAGATGACATCATCGGGGCTCTTTCATATTACGACTTGACAGACTAAAATAAAAGCACTATGAACGGACTATCTTCACTCCTGAGTAACGACTTGCAGCGCGGCTACGAAGCGGGTCTGGCTAGTCTTGTGCCGCCCCGACGCATGGCAGACGGCGGAAGCAACAAACCTTATGTGTATAAGTATGACCCAAAAACTCAAACGTATACATTGGTTGAAGAGCAAACTCCAGCCGCTAACATTGCTGCTGGCAAACCGGCAGATTTTAAATTTTACGAAGATGGCCCCGATACCGGGCCGCTTCCGCCCACACCCACACCTTTTGGCGGTGGTAAGGGTGGTGATAAGGGCGACGGTGAGAGCAGCACCAGTCAACAAGGCGGCGGCAAGGGCGGTCTTTCAGACATCATGGACAATTTGACCAACGCTGTGCAACAGTTTGCTGATTTTCAAGGAAAAGGCGGTGTTGTTGGTGCTATAGCTCGTGGTCTCGGTGATATGTTTGGTCTTACAGCCCCCGGTGCCCCCTTTGGCCCTCCCGGCCCTGGCGAAACTGCGGGTATTACTGGCGACGCGGCCCTTGCTCTTGGTGGTTATGGTTTGGGCATTGACCCTGAAGCTGGTGGAATTGATGCGCCATCTGTTGGGCCTAGTGTTTTTGGTGGGGGGCTAAGTCCTGTGGACGCAAGTTATCTGCCCGATTATGGTACCAGTGTGATTGCCAAGGGCGGTGTTGTACGCGCAGCCAAGGGCATGTCCATGGAAGACAACTCGTTTATCCTACCTGCTGATGTGGTAGCCGCGATGGGTAACGGCAGCAGCCAAGCCGGTCTACAAGCCCTGCGCAACAACATGGGCCCCGAGATACAGATGATCCGTGGCGATGGCGACGGCATGAGCGACTCTATCCCAGCCAACATTGCCGGTACCCAACCCGCGCTTATCTCCAATGGTGAAGCCTATGTGCCGCCCGGGGTTGTCCGCGCTATGGGTGGTGGGGATATGAGCAAAGGTGCTAAAAATCTCTATGCCGTGATGGACGAGGCGCGTAAGCAAGCCTATGGCAGAACCCAGCAAGCCAACCAGATCGACCCTAACAAAGTGATGGCAAAGGCGATGAAAGCCTAATGGAGATATCACTCGTCCCTGTCGGCCACGTGTCGCGGTTTTTGCCGGAGCTGATGCCGCATTTTTACTTGTCAGAGAAGTGGACAAGGGGGCGGGCTGTGATTGATGATTTGCTGCGTTTTATTCTTAACGGGCAGATGCAGTTGTGGATTGGCCATGACGAGGCTAAAGTCTACGGACACTACATCACCGAAGTTAAGACGTACCCCCGGTGCAGAATGCTGTGTGTGCAGTATTGCGCAGGTAACACTGGGATTATGGAACAGCTAGAACATAAAGCGTTTGAGACGCTAGAGAAGTTTGCCCAAGATGCCGATTGCGCTGGCATCGAGTTTATCGGTCGCCCGGGCTGGAGGAAGGCCGCACAAGTACACGGATTTGAGGTACAGGACGTTATGTACCAAAAGTTTTTTGGAGAAAAACCATGAGTGGTGGTGGAACCCCTGCACAACAGACTACAACAAGCGGACTGCCGTCCTGGGCTGAGCCGTACGCCAAAGAGATACTGGGTAAAACCCAAGCGCTGACCAGTCAGCCGTATCAACCGCCACCTATGACGCCAGAAGAGCGCGTCGCAGGTTTGACTCCTATGGAGCAGCAGGTTCGAGAGCAAGCAGGCGCTCTACAGCCTGATGCCGCTCTAGGTGGGGCGATGGGGTTGGCAGGAGAAGCTGGGCTTGGGTCTTTAATGGCTGGCCAACAATATCAACAGATGGCTACCGATCCCAGCCAGATTCAACAATATATGTCCCCATACATGCAGAACGTGGTGGACATTCAGCAACGCGAAGCGCAGCGTCAGGCAGATATTGCTGCTACTCAACGTGGTTCGCAGGCTGTTCGTGCCGGTGCGTTTGGTGGCACTCGTGCACAGTTTGCTGATATTGAAGCCAACCGTAACTTGGCCCAGCAAAAGGGTGACATCCAAGCGCTTGGGTTGCAGAAAGGCTTCGAGGCCGCTCAACAAGCTCAGCAGTTCGGTGCTGACTTGGGTCTCCGTGGTTTGGGGCAGGCTGGTCAGTTGGCTCAAACACTTGGTGGTCTAGGGGCTACCCGCTTCGGTCAGCAAAAAGACATTCTCGGCATGCAGCGCGAGCTGGGTCAAGAAGAGCGCGGGCTCCAGCAGGCGATGAAAGACATCGAGTACGAACAAGGCATGGCCGAGCAGCGCTATCCGTACGAGCAGCTGGGGTTCTTTGCCGACATGCTGCGCGGTGTACCCGTCGGTCAAACTTCTACATCTATGTACCGTCAAGCTGAGCCTGGTCTTGGTCAGCAGTTGCTGGGTTATACGTTGTTGGGTAAAGGTTTTGGGTTGTATAAAGAAGGCGGCGACGTATCTACCGAAAAGGGTCTGACCGCTTTGGCTATGCAAAAAATTAAGGGGTAACTGATGACGCCTCAGTACATGTCCACAGCTAAGAAGCTGGCTATTCTTGACAACGACGCGCTGGGTCAGTTTGCAGAAGCCAACAAAAATGACGCCATGATGCTCGCTATGGCAATGAGCGAGAAGGCTCGCCGCGATGCTATTAAAGCTGACCAGATGGCCCAAGCTGCCCCTATGGGTATGCAGCCAACCGTTAAAGAACAAAAAGTAGCTGAGTTGCGTCAACGAGCTGGTCTGGCAGCGCTGCCCGCATCTAACATGGAAGCTATGGGCACCCGTGCTGCCAAAGGCGGCATCATGACGTACGCTGGCGGCGGGTTTACTGACGAGCAAATTCTCAACAAAGTTCGCGCCGAAGCGGCTCGCCGTGGTCTCAACCCGGATACGGTGCTTGGTATTTTGCGCGCTGAGAACGCCAAGTTAGACCCGAAAGTTAGCCCTGAGACTTCTTCTGCTTTTGGTTTGTTTCAAACGACTGAGGCAACGTGGAAAGCAATGGGCGGCGACCCCAAGAAGAAAACCGACGTCGATGAACAAATTCGCATAGGCTTAGACCTTATTCAAGACAACGACACCAAACTGGGCGACGCCCTTGGTCGTCAGCCTACCCCAACAGAGAGCTACACGGCACACGTTGTTGGTTTGGGTAAAGCTATACAAATGGGTCAAGCTGCCCCTGATGCAAAGGTAGAAGACATCCTTGGCGAGGCCGCAGTAAAAGCCAACCCCACCCTGTTTAAAGGCAAAACCGTAGCGCAAGCCACGGACATACTAGGTAAAAAAGTAGGCTACACCCCGACCAAAGTAGAGGATATCGAGCGTCAGCCTATGGTTATGGCTGAAGACGACCCGTTGGGCGTGGTACAGATGCCAGAAGAGAGGGCTCGCACCGGTCTGGTCAAGCCCAAAGAGTTTGCTGTAGAAGCAGCCAAAGGTCTAGCGGACATCCCGACGGCGTACATCCCCGGCCTTATTGGCGATGTTGAGGGTCTTGGTCGCCTTGGTCTGCGTGCTGCTGGCGCTGATGTATCGCAAGAAACTTTGTTCCCAGGATCGCAGCAGTTTAGGGGGGCATTTGCCAAGGCGTACCCAGAGCTTTTTGGTGAGACAACTGACCCACGACTGCGCGGGATTAGAGAAGGCACGTCTGTTGCTGGTTCAAGTATCACCCGTCTGCCCGGCGCTGCAGTCCGTGCAGCAACAAAAGCCCCTACGCCCGGTTTGAGGGCTCTTGAAACTGATTTGGCAGCGGCAAGGCAAGAGGCAGCGGCGTTAAAAGATGCGGCTACCCCACGAATAACAGACCAAAGGCCCGCGCCTTCTTCTGCAAAACCTGCTGTTGTTGGCCCGCAACCTATGGATCCCGCTGCTCGTTTGGCTGCTGTAGAAGAGAAAAGGCGGGCAGCAGCCAATGCGGCAAGAGCGGAGATCGGTGAACCGCCTATTCCACCCAAACCGGCAGCAGCAGCACCACGTCCGTCGGCAGAAGCCGCAGAGCAAGCAGCAGAATCCGCTGCCAGAGCCAAACGCGTAGCAAGGGACGAAGCCGCTAAACAACTACCCGGTGCCGAACAAAAGGTGTCGATGTTGGAAGCAGCCGCCCAAAAGGCAGAAGAAGCCCGTCGAGCTGCAGCAGCCGCAGCCCCCGGTGGAGCCAGACAAGGCATCAAAGATTTGGCTAGAGCTGCTACTGTTGGCGCACAAACCACAATGGGCGAACCCGAAGGTGGTATACGCGATCTAGCCAAGGGCACCGCTGCCCCTATTGCTGCTATGACGCCTGACGAGCAGGCGGGGTTGGCTTCGCAGACTGCAGCTTTTGCTAGAGGCGAAGAGCCTGACTTTGAGGTTGGCGACCCTGCGGTGTTGGGCGAGAAGTTTGTTAAGAACCTACCTAAAGAAGAGCAAGAAGGTCTACGCGGTTTGCTTGGCAAGCTGGACAACGACTTCTACATGTCTTTGGGTATCGGACTGCTTTCGCAGCCTGACTTTGGGCAGGGCATCGCCTACGGCACCCAGCTGTACATGACCCGTAAAGACGCTAAGACCAAGGCAGAAGCTAAAGCCAAAGAGACCGCTAGCGAAATCGCAGAGCGCGAGGCTAGAACGGCAGAGTCCAAGGCACGCACAAATGTGCTTACAAGTGGGGTACGCCAACGCGAGGCAGCGCTTAAGCAGGCAAGCACGGACTACAACAAATGGCTAAGTACTAGCGCTGGGATAGTCGCAACCCCCGCGCAACAACGGCAGAAGCTAATGGAGCTACAGACCGAACAACTGGCGCAGTACGGCTTGACACCTGTTGGCATGAGCTTACAATCTAGTAGTCTCATGCCCGGGTTTAAGTTGCTCGGACAAGATTAGTAAAAAAAGATTAAGGATTTGCGATGCCTATTTATCGCGTAGAAGGCCCCGATGGTCAAATCTATCGTGTAGAAGCGCCCGAAGGGGCGACCGAGCAGCAGATCTTTAGTTTTTTACAGTCTCAGCTAGCGCAACAAACTGCTACTGCCGAGCAACAACCCGAGTCTGGGGTAATAGCCCAGCTAAAACGCGGTGCTGAAGAGACGGTATCTGGACTGCGTACAGGTTTATCTGGGCTTTTAGACCCCGAAGCAGCAGCTCAAGAAGGGCTGCGCCGTCAAGAAGAAATAGGTCAAAAGTACGCAGACGAAGTAAGTCTAGAGAAGTTAAAGCAGGCTTACGCAGAACGCGGTTTGCTAGGCGCAGCCGGTGAAATAGGTACGCAAGCACCCAAGGCTATCGCTGCACAACTGCCCAATCTTGCTGGTATCTTTGGCGCTTCTAGAGCCGGGGCTTTGGCGGGGGGTAAAGCGTTTGGGGCCAGAGGAGCGATTGTTGGCGGTATTAGCGGCGCTTTAGGCTATGGCTTTACCCAAGCCTACGGTAGCAACATTGAGC